TACACAAATATCTCGCTGAAAATCGATATAAATTAACATAAATAATTTTTTTAAAAGAAAAATAAACAGGTGAAGATATGGAATATGTTGGAATTGGTGTTCTTAAGTCCATACTGATGCAAAAAAGGTGTCGCGTAGTTTTGCGATACCTTTTTTATGATATGAAAAACCAGACGATGGATTTCGGGATCTCATCTCCGCCTGAATTGAAATACTGGAATAGCTGCGTCGGTTGGTGTGCTCGAGGAGTTGATGCGCTCGCGGACAGAATGGACTTTTACGGCTTCCGTGATGACGTGTTCGGCCTTGCTGAGATCTACGACGCTAATAACAGGGATATATTATTCCCGTCAGCTATTCAGGGCGCTCTGATAGCCGGATGCTCTTTTATCTATATTTCTGAAGACGAATATGGATATCCAAGACTCCAGGCTATTAACGCGGACGATGCGACAGGAATCGTCAATCCTATTACTGGGCTTCTTAATGAAGGCTACGCAGTTCTTGAGCGTGATATGGCCGGACTTCCTGTTAAAGAAGCTTATTTCACGCACGAATACACTGCATATTATGAGAACGGAACGCTTGTCGATTCTCGTGAATATGCAATTAAGGAGCCGATGCTCGTTCCGATGGTCTTTAGGCCAGACGCGAAGAGAGTCTTTGGACATTCCAGGATCACGCGTTCATGTATGTCTCAAGTTTGCAGTGCTTTAAGAACGATCAAACGTTCCGAGATATCCGCGGAATTCTATTCTTTCCCTCAGAAGTACGTAACCGGAGTAGATCAGGACGCGGAACAAATAGATAAATGGTCGGCTGCTATGAGCGCGATGATGAAGTTCACGCTTGGCGAAGATGGCCAAGACCACGTTAAGCTTGGACAGTTCACACAACAGTCCATGCAGCCGCATATTGAACAGCTTAAGATGTTCGCTTCACTCTTCGCTTCTGAAGTTGGGCTTACACTTGACGATCTTGGATTCCCTTCTTCTAATCCGTCGAGTTATGACGCGATAAGAGCTTCACACGAGAACTTGAGACTTACAGCAAGAGCTGCTCAGAAGTCGTTTAATGTTGGAATTCTTAACGCTGGATATTTGGCTGCGTGTATAAGAGATAAATACGCGTATACACGTCAGCAGATCACAGTCGAGCGTCCTGTTTGGCTTCCGCCATTTAGGGCGGACGTTTCGATGCTCTCAGGAATCGGGGACGCACTCCAAAAGATTAACGGAGCTTATCCGGAATATCTTACTGAAGACAAGATTCTTGAACTTACGGGATTCTAGGAGGTTTATATGGTTACAAGGTTTAACACTGGCGACAATATTTTAATTCCGGCGACAATTCGAAGCGCTAGAGAAGAAAATGGAGTCGTTATCTATGAAGTAGACGCTAATCTCTGGGAAGGAATCCCTGAAGACCAGATTATCGTAAATGAAGCGGCAGCTTCTCGAAGAACTGTCGAAGAAGGCTTCCGCGAGATGATCGAGGAAGGAAGATTCAGGTATTAAAAGCTATATGCTTTTAATATAGCCTGAACACTGATTGCAAGCAGTGAGAGCGTTGTCCGCCAGCGCTCTTTTTTCAGGCTTTAAAATCTGGTGGGGAAGGCGGTGCTTATGGCTCAGGATGTTGTTCCGGGACTTAACGAGGCGATTAATACTTCGTTCGAGTCCAATATGATGAAGGACAGAACTATCGCTCGGATCTCCGGCAAGATCCGAGACGGAACCGCAACTCTGGAAGATGGACATATGTACGCGGCGCACGCTGGAGAAAATATGTCGAAGGCTCTCCTGGCTAATCTCACAGCTGAGAATCTTCCGGACGGAACGCTCTACTATAACATAGCGAAGCGGACAGTTGTTCCGGCACTTGAAACAAATTACGAGCTGACGAACGAAGTCGCCGAACAGATTCAGGCTATTATCGACAAGAAGACTAAGATCGGAATCAAGGGAGTCAAGGCTGACTTTCCTGAAGAGAGGATCCAGGGGCTTGTCGATATGATGACGGCCGACGGAATTACGCTGGAAGATGCGCTTAAGTGGCTAGAGGAACCAATCGTCAATAATAGCGAAGCTTTTTTTGACGATTATGTCGACGAGAACGCAAGATTCCGATCAGAAGTCGGGCTTAAGTCGTATCTTATCCGGACCGCTGAAGCGAAATGCTGCGACTGGTGTGCGGCGCTCGAAGGAACTTATGAATATGGTTCTGAGCCTCCGGACATCTACAGACGACATGAATATTGTCGCTGTTCTGTCACATTTAAGTCTGAGAAAAAATCTCAGAATGTTCACACTAAGCGCGAATGGAGCAATACTTCCGAGAATATTGAAGCTCGGAGAGATGCTGGACAGCGGACGGAACAGACCGCAAAAGAACGGCTTGAAGTCGCTAGAATCCTTCAAAGGGATAGCGAAATTAAGCAATACATGAGCGAAACGGGTTACAACAGAGAGACGGCCAGAAGGTCGACTCGAAACAAAAGTCCGGCTCAGATCGAGGCGGACATTCAAAAAGTAAAAGAGCGTCAAGCTAGGATAAGGGGGTCAGATAAAAAGTGAAAAGGGATAATCAATATCCCTCTTTTACTAACGTAAGACTCACAAAAAAATCTAAAACACTTGGCGCTGACGCGATTAATCTCTACGCGTCGACAGGTCAAAACCTGATGACCTGGCAGCAAATACAGATAAAGTCGATAATGATGGTCAATCCTTCCGGATCCTGGAAGCATATGAATTACTGTATCGGCTTATCAAGGCGAAACGGAAAAGGCGAAGTCCTTGCTTGTCGCGAAATGTATGGTCTTATTCATAAAAAGGAAAAGATCTTACATACAGCGCACAGGACGACTACTTCACACGATGCTTTTAATCGTCTGTATACGCTGCTAAAAAAAGCCGGATATCTTGAACACTCGAAAAAGAAGAAGGTCATGCCGCCGAAGTCGTTCTTCGCTTCAAAGCAGTACGGCCTTGAACATATCGAGATATCAGACGGCGGTGTGATTGATTTCAGAACGCGAACCGATAACGGCGGACTGGGCGAAGGCTTCGATCTTCTTGTAATTGATGAGGCTCAGGAATATACATCGAAACAAGAATCGGCGCTTCTTTATACAGTTTCGGCTTCAAAGAATCCTCAAACGATCATGGTCGGCACTCCGCCGACGGCTTCTTCTCATGGAGACGTGTTCGTCAGGATCCGAGAAGCGGTTCTTAATAAAAAAGCTCCTGAGACTGGGTGGGCTGAATGGTCGACTCCGGAACTTGTTGAAGGTGATAAGCTTTATGATCCTAAGCTCTGGAAGAAATATAATCCGAGCTATGGGAAGCTCCTCAATGACAGGAAGATCCGGAACGAGATCACAGGGAACGACCTGGATTTCAACATTCAAAGGCTGGGCTTTTGGTGTACGTTTAATCAAAAGTCTGAAATATCCGAAGCCGACTGGAATGTTATGAAGGTTGATTCAATGCCAGAGCTTCAAGATCAGAGATTCGTCGGAATCAAATACGGGAAGGATGGTGTTAACGTCTCCATGAGCTTCGCAGCAAGGACGAAGGACGGAAAGATCTTCGTCGAATCTGTAGCTTGCGAATCTCAAAGGAACGGAAACGGCTGGATTTTTGAATTTTTGTATAATCCGAAAATTTCGAAAATAGCAATCGACGGAGCTTCCGGTCAGATGATCCTGGCGGATCAGATGAAACAGCATGGAATCAAAAAGCCGCCGATACTTCCTAAAGTTGGAGAAATCATCACAGCGAATGCTATGTTTGAACAGGCTGTCTTTTCGAAGGAGCTAGTTCACAGGGGTCAGAAATCACTTACTGACTCCGTCACAAACTGCGAAAAACGTCTTATCGGCTCACAGGGCGGTTTCGGCTATAAGTCGATAGTGGATATCTATGATATCTCATTGATGGATAGCGCGATTCTTGCTTTTTGGTTGTGCGCTACGACCAAAGAAGCAAAAAAGAAACAATCAATAAGTTTTTAAGAAAGATCCTTCGGGATCT